ACGAAGAGTGGTTGGAAGGAATGGGATTTTCTCAGGATGCAGGAACATTGTTAGATCATTATTTTCAATATAAATATCCAGACCCTCCAAATCATAGATATGATCTTCGAGATATTAAAATCATAGAAAAAAGTGATAATACTCAAGATCTAGATGGAATAAATTAGTTGGTTTTAGCCGCTTAATTGAGCGGTTTTTTTATATCCAAATATAAGGCGGTGAAAAAAATATGGCAACAATCAGGACAGCCATTCAAATACAGGATGGTATGACTCCGGCAATGCGCTCAATGACCAACGCACTCAACATTTGTATATCAAGTTTTGAGGCCATGCAGAACGCATCCAGCCGGAGCGTGGACACTGCCAGTATCGCGGCGGCGCGAGCCGAACTGAACAAAGCATCAATGGCCATGGACAGCGTAGAAAAAAACATCCGTGAAGCAGACGTTGCTCAGCAACAATTAAACAATCAAATGCGCAACGGACAGAGTGCTGCCGAAGGCTTGGTGAACAAAGTCAAGCAAATGGCTACTGGGATTGCAGCCGCTTTCGGAATTAAGCAAATCATTGAATTATCAGATGCCTTTACTCAAACTACGGCACGCTTGGGTCTGATGAATGATGGAATGCAAACCACTGCACAATTGCAAGACATGGTATTTCAATCGGCTCAAAGGTCTAGAACGCCTTATTTGGATACCGCTGCCGCTGTTTCGAAGCTCGGTCTTTTGGCTAAAGACGCTTTCTCTAATAACAGTGAAATTATTACTTTTGCCGAGCAAATGAATAAGCAGTTTAAAATCGGTGGGGCGAGTATCCAGGAACAGACCGCTGGTATGTATCAACTTACTCAAGCAATGGCGTCCGGTCGGCTCCAAGGCGATGAATTTAGGTCCATTAGGGAAAATGCGCCGATGTTGGCGCAGGCAATAAAACAATATATGGAAAATATTGGCGTGAAAGGCACACTGAAAGACTGGTCGAAAGAGGGGCTTATTACAGCTGATGTGATTAAAAACGCCATGTTCGCTGTTGCTGATGAAACGAATAAAAAGTTTGCCGAATTACCTATGACATGGGGGCAGGTTTGGACAGTTATTCAGAATGGTTTGTTTCAAACTTTTCAACCGCTTATTCAGATAATTGGAGCAGGAGCGCAATGGATTTATGACAATTGGTCAACCCTTGAACCTATCTTTTGGGGTTTGGTCGCGGCAGTTGGCGCTTATACGGTTATAACTGGAATTCAAACTGCCGCCACTTGGCTTTCCGTTGCCGCAAACAGAGCCTTAATAGTTACAATGTTATCTAACCCTATCCTGTGGATTACGTTGGCAATAGGCGTACTTATAGGTGCAATTTATAAATGGGCTCAGTCTGTAGGCGGAATTGAAATAGCCTGGAAGATGGCAATGGACAGAATACTCACTGCTTGGGATTGGGTAAAAATAGGATTTTTTACAGGCATTTATTGGGTACTTAATTTGTGGGATAAACTAAAGATTGGGGTTATGAGTGCGAGTGTCGTCATTCAGAATTTTATGGGCGATATGAAGACTGGAGTTCTTGTTATACTTCAAAACATGGTAAATGGCGCTATTGGGATCATCAACGATTTTATTAATATCTTAAATAAGATTCCGGGTGTTTCAATTGACGTAATTCAAAATGCGACCTTTGGAGCGACCGCTCAAATGGAAAATGATGCAGCTAAGAGAGCAAGAGAAACCAGTCTTCAAAATTATAGAGCTAAACTTGAAGTTGGAATGGCTACACGGGATGCCGCATTATTACAGATGAAAACAGACGCAAGAAGTGCAACCGCTCAAAGGCAAGTCGAAATAAACGCAGCGCAAGCGGAAGTTGATAAAACTACGCAAGAAAATGTTTCAAATATCGCAGGAAACACCAAGGATATTAAAGATTCGTTGGATATCAGCACTGAAGATTTAAAATACTTACGCGACATTGCTGAGCAGGAAGTCATCAACCGGTTTACGACGGCAGAAATCAAGGTGGACATGACCAATTACAATAGCGTCAATAACGAAATGGACTTGGATGGTATGACAACCTACCTAAAAGATCGTCTGGAAACCGATATGCAAAGTGCAGCGGAAGGGGTGCATGATTAAGCGATGAGCTATTTCTTTTTTTTGGATGAAGTTCAGTTGCCGGTTCCCCCGTCCAAGTTACAGTTAAAAATCAATAACAAAAATAAGACGCTGACCCTTATTAATGAAGGGGAAGTCAATATTTTGAAAACACCGGGACTTACGGAAGTGTCGTTTCAGGCGCTATTACCGAACGTACAATACCCATTCGCTATGTATGGGGGAGATTTTCAGAAAGCGGACTATTATCTAGCTAAACTGGAAAGCCTTAAGACCAGTCTTCAACCTTTTCAGTTTATTTGTTGCCGCATGAAGCCCAGCACTTTGGATGCTTTATTTGACACTAATTTGACCGTTACCCTGGAAGATTACGAAATTGTTGAGGATGCCGGTAACGGAATGGATGTGATGGTGAGTATTAAATTAAAGCAATATCGGCCATACGCGACAAAAACATTAAACGTCAAAACAGCTGCGGACGGGACCAAGACGGCCAGCGTCGAAAAGCAGCGGCAAACCAACAAGACGACTCCAAAAACGCATACAGTTAAAAAAGGCGAAACTTTATGGGCGATATGCAAAAAGGAACTGGGCGATGGGTCAAAATGGCAAGAGGTTGCCGAGTTAAACGGCATTGCCAATCCTAACGTATTACAGGTTGGGCAGGTGATCAAGCTTGAATAACGTCCAAATATTAATCCAAAACGGTGATAAGCTTTACGAACCGGTTATTAAAGAAGGAGTTACCTGGGAAACCGAAAGGAAAGGCGCTCCCGGCAAGCTGACATTTAAAGTTTTGGCCGATAGTGTCCTTGATTTTACAGAAGGAAATGCCGTCCGGATGTCCGTCGATGGAACGGACTTGTTTTATGGATTCGTGTTTAGTAAAAAGCGGGACAAGGACGGATTAATCAGCGTTACTGCCTATGATCAACTAAGATATCTTAAAAATAAGGATTGCTATATTTATCCTAAAGCCATGACGGCGGCACAACTTATTAAAATCTTGGCTGCGGAATATCAATTAAAGGCTGGCATAATTGAGGATACTCAATATATCATCCAAAAAAGGGTTGAGGACAACGCAACTCTCTTTGATATTATCCAAACAGCGCTTGATTTGACCTTGCAAAATAAAAAGAAATTGTACGTACTTTATGATGATTTTGGCAAACTCACCTTAAAAGACGTGGAAAGGTTAAAACTGGACCTGCTTATCGACGCTGGCGTCGCTGAAGATTACGATTATGAATCAAGCATTGATAGTAACACTTATAACCGAATTAAGCTATATTACGATAACGAAAAGGCCGGTACGCGCGAAGTTTATAAGGCGCAAAGCGGTGAAAACATTAATAAATGGGGTGTATTGCAACTTTGCGAGAGCATTAAAGAAAAAACGAACGGCCAAGCCAAGGCCGATGCTCTGTTGGGCCTTTATAACAAAAAGACTCGTACTTTGTCGATTAAGAATGCCTGTGGAGATATCCAGGTAAGAGCTGGAACAAGCGTTGCCATACAATTGAATTTAGGCGATATCACAGTAAACAATTATATGCTGGTAGAGCAGGCGAAACATATATTTAAAAACAAAGAGCATTTAATGAGCCTCGACCTGCGAGGAGGTGATTTTGTTTGAGTAACTTAGTTGAGGTGATCAAGCGAATCGCCGGTGAGGCGGTTGAAGCTAGCAAACCAACCGCCATTACCTACGGTAAAGTAATATCCGTTAGTCCCTTGTCAATCCAAATCGAGCAAAAATTGACTTTGCCTGCCGAGTTTTTTAAGCTCACCAAAGCAGTCACGGACCATTATGTTGATATGACTGTTAGCCATGTTACGGAGGATCAATCCGGTGGGTCTGGTTATGCCTTATTTGCCAGCCATAGCCATGATTATTCCGGGCGCAAGAAGTTTTTGGTCCACAATGGGCTGAAGGCTGGTGAAGAGGTTATATTACTCAGGGTCCAGGGCGGCCAAAGGTTTATCGTTTTGGACCGGGTTTTCGATCATAGTGTAGAAGGTGAGTGGCAATGATACCGACTGTAAATGATGATTTAACCGCCGATTTTGAGGTTATCACTCATCCGTCCTTGACCTATAAAATAAATTTTGAAGATGAAACCATTGTCAAGACTACGGACGATTTGGAAGCCATTAAGCAAGCGGTTTACAAAATCCTCAACACCGAAAGATATCAATACCTCATTTATAGCTGGAATTATGGCATTGAATTACAGGAATTATTTGGGATGCCGCTGCCCTATGTTTATCCGGAGCTGAAGCGCCGGATTACTGAGGCGCTTACTTGGGATGACCGGATTGAGGATGTGACCGATTTTACCTTCAGTCACAAGCGTGGCGAGGTATCGGCAACATTTACGGTCCATACAGTTGTCGGAAATTTTGAAGCAGAAAAGGCGGTGATGGTTTAAAGTGTATGAAGATATTACTTATGAAGTGATTTTGCAAAGGATGCTTGCCAAGGTGCCGGACACCATTGATAAGCGGGAAGGCAGCGTTATTTATGACGCCTTGGCTCCGGCAGCGGTGGAGCTGCAATTGATGTACATTGAGCTGGATACCATATTAAAATTAGCCTTTGCCAGTACGTCGAACGGCGATTATCTGGCAATGCGCGCCGCCGAAGCGGGTATTCAACGGATTGCCGCCACTTACGCCTTACGCAAGGCGTTTTTTTATGCTACAGATAATGTGGCAATGGATGTCGATATTGGCGCCAGGTTTAGTATTGACGGCTTGATTTACGCGACAACCGAAAAAATCAGCGTTGGTCAGTATCAAGTGCAATGCGAGACGGCGGGCGAGTCCGGCAATATCCCGTTCGGGACGATGACCCCGATTGATTATATTGACGGGCTGGCAACGGCGGAATTGGCGGATATTATCACTGCCGGAGAAGATGAAGAAACGGATGCATCCTTACTGGAACGATACCAGGAAAAAGTTCAGGAACCGATTACGTCGGGCAACGCATATCATTATAAAATGTGGGCGCGGGAAGTGGCGGGTGTTGGCGGTGCTAAGGTATTCCCGTTATGGGACGGTAACGGTACGGTTAAAGTAACTATTGCTGATTCGGACATGCAACCGGCAGATGCGGCGCTGGTAACGACTGTTGCCGAGTATATTGAAACGGTACGCCCTATAGGCGCGACGGTTACCGTCGTATCCGCTACCGGCAAAACTATTAATATAACGGCCACTGTGATACTTGCCGCAGATGTTACCTTGCAAACGGTGTATGATAATTTTGCTGAGGCGGCCGAGAGCTATCTGAAAGATATTGGATTTGAAAGTACCTACGTTAGCCATGCCCGAATCGGAACCCTGCTATTAGGCATATCTGGAGTAAACGACTATGCCAATCTGTTATTAAACGGCGCGGCGGCCAATGTCGATTTGGCGGCGGACGAGATCCCGGTATTGGGTAGTATCGGTCTGGAGGTGTAGAATGGGATATCCTACGGAAATTGACCGGTTCCCGGCCAAGCTCAATAAAAAGAGCGATGACACCAATTATACGGTAGAAGAAGAGCTAACACTTATGGACGGTAAATTCGAGGGACTATTGGCGCATGATAATATCGCCAATACAACTATTCGGGTCTACACCGGGCCCAAGCTGACCGGGGACATAGTTACCAATTATATCATCTCAGTGCCGTCAGATACGCCCTGGCGGCGGCATATTAAAGTATTTGCAGCCGTTGATAAGGTGTATGTCTCATATGAAACACAAGGCGACACGGTGGAGGCTGATGATGTCAACGTATTACAAGATGCGATTACGGCAACCGAAGAGGAGGTGGATAGATATAAGGCGGCTAACGATGCTGTGGTAACCGACATCAACGCCAGATTGACGGTAGCCGAGGCCAATAAGGCGGAGCAAACCTACGTTGATACGCAATTATTGCTAAAAGCGGATAAGGCAAACACATACACCAAGACCGAGACGGACGCACGAATCCAGGACGTTGTCGCCGCCGCTCCGGAAGCGCTGGATACATTACAAGAGATTGCCGAGGCGTTAAATAATGACCCCGACTTTGCCGGGACCATGACCACGCAGTTAGCCGGAAAAGTCGATAAAGTTACCGGTAAAGGTTTGAGCACTGAAGACTATACGACGGCGGAGAAAACGAAATTATCGGGAATTGCAGCGGGAGCCGGGACAGCCGGTTCGGCGGCGGATACTGTCATCGGAAACCGAACAATATCCGATACGGAAGCGCCAAGTGGTAATACCGGGTCGTTGACGGCGTTGATGAGCTGCTTGGCGAATAGGATTAAAGCAATCACTGGCAAATCGACCTGGCGAACAGATCCAGCTATTACGCTGGAGACGGCTAAAACGCATGTTGATAATATAACTGATGCTCATGATGTGGCAAATCGGATTGAGACCGCGTGGTTAGCTGCAAACGATTATGCCGATCAATGTATAGCTGCGTTGGTAAATAATGCACCAGAAACGTTGAATACGCTCTATGAGTTGGCGAATGCCATAGATAATGATCCCGATTTTGCAGTAACGATGATTAATTTAATCGACCAGAAATTAGCCTTGTCTGAAGTTGTTACTAACGCAACAGCAAATAAGGTTTTGCGTTTGAATGCAAATAGTAAGTATCCGGCAACGGTTATTGCTCAAACATCGGATTACCGATTTGTGACGGATGCCGAAAAGGCCGCCTGGGAAGCAAAATCATCTCTCACTTTGGGGGAAACATCGTTAACTGCTTACCGGGGCGACCGGGGAAAAATAGCGTATGACCATAGTCAGACAGCTCATGCCCCGTCAAATGCCAATTATTATGTGCATCCTAATTCCGGCGTCACTGCAGGGACATACCGCGCGATTACCGTCAATGCCCAGGGGCATGTTACGGCAGGCTCCAACCCGACAACCCTTGCCGGTTATGGCATTACCGACGCGGTAAACTCCGCCAACGTCGCTACGCAAGCCGAAGCAGAAGCCGGTACGAATAATACCAAATATATGACGCCGCTCCGTGTAAAACAGGCTATTGCGGCGAATCCTTATACGGGTGGGTTGACGTGGAATCAGCTCAAGGGAGAGTGATGTAAATGGCTTATGGTAAATTGTTATACTCCGCACTCCTATACGGCGACCTGGCGGCTGAATCCGAAACGATTAATTATGAGATACCCGATTTGATGCACTATCTACCATTGTATTATCAAGAGTCGCGCGAAATGCTAAAGTTGCAAGGTACGACGGCGGAAGAGGTTGGTCTGCTAAAAAATTATGCGTTATCTAATTTGTTGGACCAGTTTTTTATTAACTTCGCAACCTGGGGGCTAAGTTATTGGGAAAAGGAGTTAGCCATTACCACCGACCAAAATCAGCCCTACGCCCGCCGTCGAGAAATGATTTTGGCAAAACTGCGCGGCGCCGGTACATCTACTAAGGAACGGATCAAAAACGTCGCCGAAGCGTTTAGCGGTGGTGAAGTGGATGTCATTGAATACAATGATGAATACCGGTTTGAGGTTAAATTTGTGGGGGTCTTGGGAATTCCGCCAAATATGGCGGGATTTTTGGCAATGCTGGATGATATGAAACCGGCTCATTTGGGATACTCTATTGCCTACAGTTATACGGTGTGGAATATGCTATTACCGTTGACGTGGGCGGAGGCGGGAACCAGGACGTGGAAACAATTACGAACGTACGGAGGATAAGGAGGATAAACGATGCAACAGACACCGAATTTAAATCTAAACAAGCCGGAAGGGACGGACGTTGTTAACATTGATGACTTAAATGCCAACGCGGATATTTTGGATGGTAAGTTAGGATCATCCGGCCACAGTCATGATGGGACTGCCGGAAACGGTCCCAAAATAACCGCTGCCGGGCTTGCCGATGGAGCCGCCACGGATACCGTCATCGGAACCCGGACCATAACGGATACGGTGGCGGCGGCGTCCGGAGCGGGGTTACTTACGAATTTACTTAGTAAAATCGGCTATATGATCAAGAACATCACGGGGAAATCCAATTGGTATACACTCCCGGCCATCACCTTAGAGACTATAAGCAATTTGTTTGGTATATCCGGTCATAGTCACAACGGCGTCGCCGGGCAGGGGCCCAAAATTGCTTATAGTAATATTACGGGTACTCCAAGCAGTCTCCCGGCTAACGGGGGTACTGCGGCGGCATGTAGTGGGAATGCGGCGACGGCGACTAAACTTGCCACTGCTAGGACGATAGCTTTATCCGGGGATGTAACCGGAAGCGGAAGTTTCGATGGCAGCGCAGATCTAAATATTGAAACTACTTTATCAAGCGGGAGTGGTTCGATTATTACTGGTGATGTCGCTTATTATGTGAACGCTTCAATATCCGCAAGTGGGGACGGTTTATCATGGGATACCGCTTTTAAAACTATAAATGAAGCTGTTTCAGCTTTACAAAATAAAGTATTTCTAGGTAATGTAGATATAT